TACATCGAGGAACGGGGTGGAAACTCGCAAAAACAGGGTGAATTAACCACGCTCAACAAGGCTTTTGACCAGTATACCAAGATACTCCGGATGTTCGGGGCTACCCCAGCAGCAAGGCATACCATGAAGCTGTCTTCCAAGGATGACACCCAGGACGAAGACAAGGCACTGGCGGAGGAGCTGGGTCTTTGAGCGGGAAACGGATATCGGCCGAGCTGCGCTCCCGCATGGAAGCAAGGCAGAAAGAGCTCTTTGAAAGGTATGTGAACATGGTCCTTTCAGGGGTGAGAAAGGCAGGTCTTTCTGAAAGGCTCAAGGTTGACCGTCATATCAATGACCTGGAAAGGACTGATTGGGAGTGGATATTCTCCTGGAAGGCAGCACACAAGGCTTTGGTATGGATGCAAGCCAACCTCAGGTTCCCTTCAGGGCTGTGTCAGGGAAAGGCCCTGGTGTTGGAAGGCTGGCAGGTATTCGATATCGCCACCCTATTCGGATGGGTTTCAAAGCATGATCCAAGGCAGCGTCGATTCACCACAGGATACTGGCAGGTGGCAAGGAAAAATGGCAAGTCCACCATTGGAGGAGGTGTGGCTGATTACCTCGCTTTCGGGGATGATTATCCAGACGCCAGGGTCTACATTGCTGCCTCCTCAATGGAGCAGTGCCAGGAATCCTTCAGTGCTGCATCCAACATGCTCACCCTGGGATGGTACCAGGGCAAGGTGGTAGTCAGCGATACCAAGAACAACAAGCAGATTGACCTTGCCAAGTCCAAGGCTTTTGTAAAAGGGATTAGTGCCAACCCGAAGGACGGCAAGCTGCCACACGGCCTGCTCCTGGATGAGTACCACCAACATCCTGACAAGAAACTCTACAACTCGATTGACTCGGGGCGTGTCGCTGACCCTACGGCCATGATGCTGATCATCACCACAGCCGGAACCGAACTTGGCGGGGTGTGCCATCAGGAATATGAGAAATGCAAGCAGATCCTGATGGGGGCCGAGGAATCCGACCGGTACTGGATATCAATCTACGAACCTGACGAAGGTGACAAGGATGAGGACCCGGTATCCTGGGAGAAGGCAAATCCCAACATGGGGGTTTCCGTGAATACGGGAATGCTCAAGGACCGCTATGACAAGTGCAAGCTCACAGAGAGCGATCTGGTGGATTTCCGGATCAAGAACATGGACAAGTGGGTCATGGGCTCCACCCGATGGGCGAACATGGACATCTGGCTCGAACGCTGTTGTGATCCCTTCGATGCTGAGGAGTTGATAGGACGTACCTGCTATGGAGGACTGGATCTTTCCAGTACCAGCGACTTCACTGCTTTCGTTCTTACCTTTCCCCCCAGAAATGAAGGAGAGAAATGGAAGCAGTTGTACATGTTCTGGATCCCGGGAGACAACGTTGTCGCACTCTCCAGGCAGCTTCGTAAGCCGTTGCAGGATTGGATAGCCAAGGGAATGATGAGGGCTCCAGAGGGGCCTGTGGTAAATTACCTGGATGTAGGGAACTTCATCAAGAACTGCATGGAAGTCTATGATCTCAGGCTCATAGCCTGTGACTCATGGAAGCTGGAACTCTTTGCAGCCAAGGTCGGAGACTGGTTCGAGACCATAGCGGCCAAGTTCAGCCAGTCGATGAAGAGCATGACCCTGCCGATCGACCAGTTCAAAGAAGCCTATCTCACCGGTATGATCACCAGTGGAGGCAATCCAATCATAACCTGGATGATGGACTGTGTTGACAGCTTTACAGACTCAAATGGGAATGTAAAGCTGACAAAACCTAAGCTAGAACGGTCCAAGACCAGGATTGACGGGGTGATTGCCTCGATCATGAGCTATAATACTGCAGTGGATAATGAGGGGCAGGGCAACCTTGATGCAAAGGAAGATTTTGTGTTTTTCTAACCATTCCCGAATCGACACATGCTATATTACTCATCAGGAGTATTTGTATGATAATTCGTCCCGCAATTAATACTATGAGTCATTTGTTTACATGCGAAAAGCTATATCACTACACAAAATTCGAGACGCTAAAAGAAAAAATTCTGCCCAATGGTACATTACTATTGAATAAGTTCTCAAAATCCTACGATCCCTTAGAGAATCAAAGACTATGCGTAAAGGTCAACTATTCTGAAGAGAATGGTATTGAGTATGGCCACGATGAAATAGCGGAAAACTGGTTTTTAAATAATTATCGATTCATATGTTTTACCAAAGAATTGACACAAAATGACCAAGAAGTGTTTCCAGCGAAGGGGCACTTGCTTCCGCGGATGTGGGCTCAGTACGGAGATTTCAATCACGGTGTTTGCTTGGTCTTTGACAAAAACAAATTACTAGAGAAAGTTAGAACAAAGTTCCCTGAACATTTCGTCGGAAATATTAGTTACACTCTAGACAAGCCTGAATATTCTGATATGGAAATGCTAAATGGATATGATTTCAAGAAAGAAAATATTCTAAAAAATGACAAGCTCCAAGAATTATTATTTTTATCAAAATTCTCTGATTATTGAGATGAACAAGAATGGAGAATTGTTATATACAATGAAGATCCCAATGATTCTTTTGTAAGCTTTGGAGATTCATTGCTAGCTATTGTCTTTGGGAGCTCTCTTGGGAAGGACCGGATAGAAAACACATATTCAAAAGTTTTAAAAATTGATTATAAGAAGTATCAAACATTGAAACACTATCAAGTTAGATATGATGCTCCACTATATTATATAAATGATGATGGCTCCATTTCATTGACTTCAAATTCATGTTCTTGTTTCGATATTTCTCTTGAACCAGAATTTAAATTACCTAAGTAGAGTTGATGTAATTATAATTTCTTAAAATAGCTTTGGGTTCTCTCAACTTCCTACTATTCCCAATGCTGCTCCCTGCTGCTCATCGAGGATTGCAGGGAGTTTTCTTATGCTTGAAACATGGGATTGGGCAAGCTGTTTACTTTCAAGAGCAGGATGAGCGATGAGATGACCGTCTCGGTGGGGAAGACCCTGGGATGGTCCGATCTCCTGTCTTTCGGCAAGGACAAGGCGCTGGAGAACAGTGCCTTCTGGATCTGCCTGATGAACCTCGCGCGGACCTTCGGCTCGCTACCCATCCACGCCTATACGAAACTTCCAAACGGCACCAGGTCCACAGATACCAACTCTCCCGAGGCGAAGTTGATCCATCATCCCTGCCCCTACATGAACCCGTACGCCTTCCGCTTCTGCATGAGCATCAACTTCGAGCTCTACGGGGTGGCATACGCCAAGATCGTACGCTCCTCGCTGGGCAAGCCCATTGCCCTGCACCCGATCGCCTCCACCCTGGTGGTTCCCACGGTCTCCGACGGCAAGATGGGCTACCAATACTCTCCCACCGGTGAAATCATACCCAAGCGCGACATGCTGGTCATCCTCAACCTCACGGCCAACGGCATCCTTCCCCTCTCTCCTTTGGAGTATGTGAAAAAGGACCTGGCCGTGGCCGATGCAGCCAAGGTGATGCAGCACAACTGGTTCAGCCGCGGTACCATGCTCGGGGGAATCGTCAAGGTCCCTTCCAATACCAACAAGACAACCAAGGATGAGATCAGGGAGCAGTTCCAGACAGGGTTCGGGGGAAGTTCCAACTCCTTCAAGACTGCCGTCATCCCGGACAACACCAGCTATGAGCCGGTGAAGATCGACAGCAAGACCGCAGAGTTCCAGGAAGCCCAGAAATGGACCGTGGCCGAGGTTGCCAGGCGCTTCGGGGTGCCCGAGGCGTTTGCCGGTGGCTCGGTCAAGGAAACCTATGCCAATGCCGAGCAACGGGGGATCGACCTGGTGCAATATGCCATCCTTCCCCGCTCCGTTGCCTGGCAGGATGCATTCAACGATGCACTCTTCCTGCACAATCCAAAACGGTATGTGAAGATCAACCTCAACGGCCTGATGCGGGGAGATGCAGCTACACGGTCGGCCTATTACCACAACGCCCTGATGGACGGATGGATGAGCGCAAACGATGTGCGCAGCCTTGAGGACATGGACCCGATTGAACACGGGGACCTGTACATGGTCCCGATGAACTACGTGCCCAGATCAGTTGCGGCGACCACCAACCCCTACACCTACCAGGGAATCACGACAACCCAGGAAACCAGGACCGGGGATATCAGCCCCAGTCCCCTGGTCGATGCCAAGCGGATGGAGGATGTCTCATTCATGGCCGAGCGTGCTGTGGTCTCCGCCAGCCAGAGGAAGGCAATCGAACGCCTGGCAAGGCGCCAGCTTGCCAAGGAGATCAAGGCCCTCAATGAACTCATTGCCTCGCAGACCAGCTCCTCAGACCTGCTCGAGCAGTTCCGACTTGCCACCGAAAAGATCGCGCGTGAGTTCGGCGACCAATATGTCGAGGCATTCTCGGTGGTCGCAAGGAAGCTGCAGCCTATCATCCAGAGACAGGTGAGAACCGGGGCTTCCATCGATGCGGACGCATTCGATCGCTTCGTGAAGTCATACGCATATGCGGCAAGCGACCGCCATGCATCCTCGCGGGTGTATGCACTGTCGAAAGACCTGGAAGGCACCCCTGATGACCAGGTTGCAAGCGTGGTGGAAGGGTCCACCCAGAACTGGATGGCGACGGTCCCGAACCATGAGGCGGCCACGGAGACCAACAGGAGTGCCAATGCAATGACCGTGTTCCTCTATGGCGCGTTGGGAGTGAGTGTGATGCACGTGGTTGCCTCACATGATGCCTGTGAGTTCTGCCGAAAACTGGACGGCCGTGTGGTGGAGGTCAACGGCTATGTACTGAAAGCCGGGGAGAACGTGGACGACGGGGAAGGGAATGTGATGCGCATCAGCAAATCAAAGAAGCATCCCCCCTTCCATGACGGGTGCGAGTGTTCAGTCGCACCAGGGAGATAGGAATGCCAAGGAACGAGAAACTGAAGCTGCTTCGCGAGTATGCGACGGCATCAACCATCAAGCGCCTGGGAGAGGAACGGCTGGTCGAGCAGTCAGGATCCGTGAGCGCATGGAGCGCCCCGATATGGAACATCGGACGGCTCAACCTCAACGGAAGGCTGTATACAGAGGAACTGGCCAAGCGGCTGGTAGCTGAGAACAAGGCCACCCTCGCCTATGACTCACACCGCCATGAATGGGGGGAAGCCTACCTCGCTGCGGTTGCAGTGGTCAGGAATCCCCATATCGAGGGGGAGCAGCTCTGGGTGGACATCTTCTTCGTGGACAAGGGCTACAGCGACAAGCTGCAGGCAATCCATGAGGCAGGGGTACCCATCGGGGTCTCCAGTGTGGGATATGGGGAAACGGACAAGGACGGGGTGGTCAATGCCGCCACCTACGAATTGGTGCGGTACCTGGATTTCGTCACCGATCCTGCAAACGAGACCTATGCAGGGCCGGAAAACGAGACGGTAAACGTGAAGAAGGAAGAGAGCGCAAGTGGCCGGGATCCGGGTGGGATGCCATCCGAATCCACCGGGGAGCTGTCCCTGGAAGAACAGATGCGGCTCATCAAGATACTACGACAAGTCGAGGCACTCGACTGAGGAAGGAACCATGACTGTAAAAGAACTGCGTGAGAAACTGGCCCAGCTCAGGAAGGAGCGGAAGGCCCTGTTTGCAAGGATGACCGACGGATACAAGGAAGAGGATGTGAAGGCCTATGAGGAAAAGGCCGGGGAGATCCACGATACCGAATATGCCCTGACCGAGGCCGAGCGCATCGCCCAGGATGATCTCCTGGATGAAGCCGCCCGGAGAAGTCTCGAGGAAGGAAACCGGGAAAAAATCACCGATGAGGAACAGAAATTCCTCAAGGCCATCCGCGATGCGGTATCGGTCGGATCGACCTATACCGGGCTCATCCCCTCCACCATCGCGAGTGAGATCGTCAAGAAGCGGGAGAGCTACGGCAAGCTCAGGAGCAGATGCCGAAGGATCACCCTCTCGGGGGATTACACCATTGCCATCGACGGCGACCAGGTGACCGCGGAGTATGTCGGGGAAGGAGCCAAGATAGCCGAGAAGACACCGTCCCTTGGCAAGGTGAGCTTCACAGCCTACAAGCTGGGTGTCCTGGTGAAGGTTTCCGAGGAATTTATGGCCGACGTTGCCGTGGATGCGATCGCATGGCTGACCGAGAACATCGCCCGGGCGTTTGCCAAGAAAGAAGACACCGAGATCCTCAAGGGCACCGGAGCGGGAGACAGCCACATCACCGGCATACTGACCGTGGTACAGGATGATGCGATCACCTCCGCATTGGCCACCGAGATCAACCTTGATGAGATCAAGCGTCTGATCGGGTCCCTGGGCGAGTACGCCAGCGGGGCGGTGCTGATCATGAATGCTGCAACCAAGACCGAGATCAGCCTCCTGAAGGATGAGAACGGCCAGTACTACTTCCCCCCGATGGCCGAGCTGACTGCAATCCAGGGCAAGGAGATCATCACCCTGGATGACGTCGATGCAATCGGGGCCGGGAAGCGGGCGATCATCGCAGCGAACCTGAACTACTACCAGCTTGTGGACCGACAGAACATGAAACTGACGGTGCTCAACGAGCTGTATGCGGAGACCGACGAGAAAGGCATCAAGGCTACCGAGCGTTTGGATGGGAACGTCCTGAGAAGCGAGGCATTCAAGGTGCTCGCCTGTGCCGCGGCGTAAGGGGTGAATCATGGCCGACCTGATCACGCTTGAGGAATTGCGGACAATCTACGGCTTCAGCATTGCACCCGGGGGAAAGACCGAGGCAATGTACGGGGCCCTGGTACGCTCCGCTTCCCAGGCCTGCATGAACTTCATCGGCCGTGACATCCATCTCAGGGAGCTGGTGGAGTTCCAGGACGGGAACGGACATGACCGTTTCATCCTGGACTGCACCCCTGTCTCATCGATTGCGTCGCTCTCGGTGGATCCACTGCACCGGTTCGATTCCTCTCTTGTGGAAACCCAATACAGGGTGGATCCAGAGACTGGGATCGTCACGCTCTACGGGATCACGGTCCCGGCTGTGAGGGACTGCATCCGCATTTCCTACACGGCGGGCTACGACCCCATCCCTGATGACATCAAGGCTGCAGTTGCCGACACCATCCAGATGATGGCAAGGCGACTGACCGGGGTGGCGGGGGGAGTGACCAGCCGGACGATGGCGGACGGTGGGACCGAGCAACTGGAGACGGTTGCCCCCACCGACTATGCCAAGTTTTTGCTGCGCGCCTACCGGAGGAATGTGGTCCGATGAACGCATTGCGCATAGACATCGACAAGGAGATGGGAGAAAGGATCAAGCGGCTTGGAGGATCCCTTCCTGCAATACTGGACTTCTCCGCCTCCGAGGCAGCAGACGACCTGGCTTCCTACATCCGGGATACCTTCCTCACCGGAAGGGCCCTGGAGAAGCGCACCGGACAGACGTACTCGAGCGTGAGGGGCTACAAGGCCAAGCGCGGCGAGCAGGGACACTTCGTGGATTTCGGTGTCGGGGTGCGGGGTCACCTGAACTACATCCATAAATGGAGCGGCAGCTCCAAGGATTTCATGGGCAAGGGCGGTGAGGCATACGAGGCCACCGGGAGACTCAAGGACCTGGTGGAGCGGAACCTGGAGAGGATGGAGAAAAGACTGGAGGTGTTGTGAACCTGGATATGTACAAGGTGCTCTCAGGCATCCTCGACCACCTGAAGGAAACCCTGCAGGAAGACCTATCCTTGCAGGGACTGGACACAATCGAGGAATGGGACATCGGTTACCGGGATGTGGTGAGCGGGCTGCATGCACACCCGGCCCTCCTGGTCAAGAGCGACAGGGACTACACAAGCCCTGACGGGCCACCCTACCAGAGGATGGAATTGGACCTGGCGCTGGTGTTCCGCCATGAGGACCCTGATGAGGGCTACAGGATGCTTTGCTCCTACCAGGGAGTGATCGATGCACGGCTGCGGGATGACCCGCACCTGGGAGGGTATGTTGCCGAGATCGTGAATGCCTCTTTCTCCAAGGCGAGGGACAGCTCGGGGACCCTGTTCTTCCTGTTCCTGGACATGGAGATCGATATCGACGTTATTGCATGGAGGATGGACTGATGGCAGTCAAATGCAAGGGATGCGGGCACAGGATACCGGGAAGGAATCTCCCACAGCTGTGCCCCAGATGCGGTAAGGTGATGGTTCCCTACACGGTGAAGACCGAGGGGAAGGAAAAGAAGGAAAAGCTCCTCGACAGGCTCGAGGATTGACGGGGGATAGGAAATGTCTACACAGGTATTGACGGGCAAGGACGGTAAGGTGAAGGTCGGTGAGGACCAGATTGCATACTGTGACAACTGGAGCATGGACCTGAGCCAGGAGGCACAGGAAGTACTGAGGCTGGGAACGAACTGGGCAGGAGCGCAGGGGGGGAAGAAAGGTGCATCAGGGAGCATCGGCGGGAGCTACAGCGAAACCGAGACGGCAGTGTCTGCAATCGTTACCTCCTGGCTGGCAGAAGAGGAAGTCAGGGCTGACATCCACCTGGTACAAAGTGCGACCAAGGAGTTTGCAGGACCTGCGGTGCTGAGTTCATTCAACATCTCCACACCTGCTGCTGGAAAGGTAACGTGGTCTGCAAATTTCACCTTCGACGGTGCACCAGTGGAGGGGGCCCCTGTCGTATGAGACTGAGCATAGCAACCACCGGCCGGTATGAGCCGACCTGTTTCGACCATACGGGCCAGGAGGAAGCCTCCAGGCCCTGCGTCGAGTACAAGCTGCTCACCGGGGAACAGGTGGAGGCAATCCAGAGCTCCAGGGACAATGACGCCTGGGCACGGATATGGAAGAGCCAGGTGACGAGGCTCAGTGATGTGGTCTTCGAGATCGACGGGGTTGAGAAACAGGTACCGCTAAGGGATATCCCGGACCTTCCCGGTACCTACCTCCTTATCTATGAGGTTTCCAATCACATCCTCTCCGAGAGCATACTGGGCCGGGATGCTAAAAAAAAATTGCCCTGACCTACAGCCTGCTGGCCGAGGGATACACGGCATCGTACAAGCGGGTCTACGGGGGAGAAGAGCGCAGCACGGTACTGAAGAGCGGGTTTGGGGTAAGGCTTGATGACATAGCCGACATTCTCTCGGATGACGGGTATGCCCATGATGCCATCTCATTTTTCCTGAGATGGAGGATGATGGGGTGGCCCTACCGGGGGGGATGGGCCGAACAACCGGCCAGGCTGGTTGAGATAGTGGAATTGCTGGATCCCCTGGACCGGCTCTACCACCCAAGGATGATGTAGATGGCCAAGGACCTGAGAATAAAGGTAAGCAGTGATACAGCCCAGGCAGAGGCGGGCCTGAAGAAGGTAGGCTCCGCCATCGATGGGATGGGGACGGGAAAGGCAGCAAAGGACATGGGCTCCTATGCGGCCAGCCTTGTGCGTACAGGCATTGTTGCAGCGGGTATCTCCCTCTCCCTTGCCAAGGTGGTATCGACGGCAAAGGAAGCAATCTCCCTCTATGCAATCCAGGCAAAGGCGGAGACTTCCCTTGCGGCGGCCATCAGGGCAACCGGCCAGGAAAGTGAGTATACCATCGGGGAGCTCAAGGAGCTTGCATCCTCCCTGCAATCGGTCACCAACTATGGGGATGAGGCCATCCTCCCGATCACCCAGCTCATGCTCCAGACCAAGAAGATCGGGAGCGACATCATGCCCCAGGCAACCGAGGCCGTGCTGGACATGTCCACGGCCCTGGGCAATGGGGCGAGCGAGAATGCCAGGAAACTGGCACGTGCATTGGCAAACCCGGTGGAGGGAATTTCCCTGCTCAAGGAGAGCATGGTGATCCTCAGCAGCGAACAACAGGCATCAATCAGGAAATTTGTCGAGCAAGGGGATGAAGCAAAGGCCCAGAAGATCATCCTGGACCAATTGAGTGCCACCTATGGAGGGCTTGCACGTGCGCAGGGTCAGCTTGACGTTTCCAAGATCGAGCAGATCAGCAACACCATCGGGGACATCAAGGAGAACCTGGGCCAGTCCATCATCGACAGCCTGAGCCCGGCCATGACATGGCTGCTGGAAAAGCTTCAGGATGTAAATGACAAGATCGCACAGGCAAACAGGGAATCGGGTCTGGTTTCCCCTTCCGACATGAGCAACGATGAGCTGCACCGGACCTGGGAGGCCTTGACTGCAAAGGTTGAACGCTACCGCGACCAGGTCCAGAAGGCCGCTTCCATCGGCGATGCCTCCACCGAACTGCTCGCCCGGGGTTTCTTGGATGAGATACTCGCCTCCTACGACCCGGTCGTGGCTGAGATCAACAAGCGGGCCAGGGAAGCAGGATATGCCTCTGCCAACGCATTCGGCAAGGCATATGCCGAGCGGATCGCCAGGCAGAGAATCGAGAATCCCCAGACCCCCCAGGACGAGAAAGCCTCCATGCGCTCCCTCACCCCATCGGCCATGATCCCCTCCAGTACAGGCATGGCCAAGGATGCAGCCAGGGAGGCCGGGGAACTCCTGTCAGCCCAGGAAGAGGCATACCGTCTGGTGACTTCCACCGAAGGATACCAGCGTCTGCTCGTTGAACAGGAGAACAAACGGCTCGAGGCATTGAGGGAAAGCAACCTCAAGGCTCTGGAGAACAAGAACCTGACAGACAGCCAGGTCCAGGGATACCGTGAGCTGAACAGGCTCCTCACTGAGCAGCTGGAACTGAACAGCAAGCTGCTGGAAAGCAACAGCTCAATAGACACGTTCATAGAGACCAACAGCGCCTATGCCAGGGAAACAGCCGAGCAGGAGAAAGCCCGGCTCCTGAATGCATATGACATTGCCAGGGCATACCAGAGACAGACCGACCTGACCGATGAGCAACGGAAGAACATCGACAAGATTGTGCTCGGCATACAGAAAGCACTGCAGGTCACCGAGGTCGAGGGCAAGAAGACCGCCAGCTCGGTCAAGCAAGAGATTGAGGAAGCCTTCGAGGATATGATTCCCACCACCGGGGTCAAGGCAATTGCCCAGGACATCCAACAGGTCCTGGGGGGCATGAAAGATTTCCTGGGAGAGAATTTCGGTGACATCACCGCCTGGGGAACCAACGTGATCAACGTGATGGTGGAAGCCCAGCAGAAGGCCGCAGAGGCACAGATCAGGATCCTTGAGAAGCAGATGGCGGCCGAGAAGAAACTGCAGGAGAAACAGACCAAGGCCATCAACAGCCAGTATGATGCGCGGACCCAGACCCTTGCGGACAAGTACGCATGGGGCCTGATGAGCTATGAGGACTACATTGCAGCACAGCTCGCACTGGATGAGGAAAAGACCGCCAGCGAGGAAGCGGCAGCAAGCCGGTACGAGGAACTGGAGAAGGAAAAGGAGCGGATACAGAACGAGGTATCCAAGAAGGCATTCGAGAACCAGAAGACCCAGAGCATATCCCAGGCCCTCATCCTCGGAGCCCAGGCAATCCTGCAGGGGTATGCCACCCTGGGGCCGATCGGGGGTTCCATCGCAGCGGCTGTGATCGGAGGGGTCACGGCGGCCCAGATTGCCACGATCAGCAGCCAGCAATACACCCCCTCCACAGCGCTTGCCGAGGGAGGGATTGTCTACCGCCCCACCACAGCGCTCATCGGCGAAGGAGGGGAACCTGAGGCGGTGGTACCCCTTTCCAAGGCTGCGGACTTCGGTTTTGGTTCCAACGGGGGACCCAGGTCCCAGGTGACCAATGTATATGTCACCGGCCCCACGTATACGGGTGACCAGCTTGCGGAGAGCATTGCAGAAGGCATTGCCCGCGGACAGCGCATCGGCCGCATCGCACGGTGGGAGGAGTAGATGGACAAGGCAACCTACACCCTTCACCTTGATTTCGGCAGCGGCTGGGAGGACTTCTCGGACCGCATCATCCTGACCGACGGCTACACACCCCGCCTCTGCATCGGAAAGGGAGGGTCACACGAGATACAGACCGTCACCCTGAAACTGCACAAGGCGGCAGGCATTGGTGCGCGACTGGTGACCCATGATGGGAACATCCCCGCAAAGCTGTACAGGAACGGCATTCCTGTGATGACAGGGATCGTACGTCCTTACACCACAACGAGGGCCACCCTCAAACGGATGGATCCCGTCTCGCTGTCCATCCTGGACCGCTCGGCAACGCTGGAGCAGTATGTCTTCGAATCCAGACGGTGGACAAACCTGGTCCTGATAGACCGCGGGAATGTCACCCATTCCCTGGTCCATAAGCTGTTTCTCGAGGCTGGTGTGGCTGCATCCGACATCCTGGTGGACTTCGACCGCATTGAGGTAATCCCCTGCTATTCCCTCTCAAACGGGGATTACATATCGGACCGCATCCAGGAGGCACTCTATGAATACGGGCTGGGCTACCGGGCCACCCCGGACGGGAGGTTCCTCATCCTGGACATCTCCCAGGACCTGGTTGTACCCGACCTGACCATCAGCACCGAGGACCTGAGAACCGAGTTCTCCCTGGCCAGGAAAGACAGTTCCAGGAAAGGCTCCGTGGTCAGATGGTACCCGGTGCTCGCAAGGACCCAGGTACCCGTATTTGAATATGAGTTCCCTGACTCAGGGGAGACCATCGAAGGCGGGGGGATATTTCCCAAGGGATCCGATGCAACGGGATACCGGCTTCCCTATGACATCTCGGAGCTCACCGACGGCAGTCTCCTGGCGATAGACAACCCACGCCTTGAGTACGAGCCGGTTACGCTCCAGGTAGCCACGACCCAGGACTTCGGTCCTGACGACTGCAGCGCCTACCTTCGCTCCACCATCTCATCTTCCCAGACGATCACAGCATACAGGGTGAGAGCGGACATCTGGTACAAGGGAAAGAGCTACAGCCAGCAGGTGATCCAGGGCAACAACCCGAAGACCTACACGGCAAAGGTGATCAACGATGCTGGCAGTGCCAGACGCCTTGCGCGCATCCTCTCCCTGAGGCAGACCGTGGGCCAGCAGACCTACAGCTTTGATTCGGGGGTTTCCCTTGATCCCGGGCAGATTGTGCGGGTGATCGAGGACAAGGTCTCATTCATGGATGTGACGGTGCGCATCCTTTCCCGGGAATTTGATGCCGGGACCGGTCTCTACCGCTATACAGCCGAGGGTACGGGGGATATTGATCTCACCATCCCGGTGGAACAGATCGAGGCATTGGAGAACGCCCTGGGAAAAGGCAGGCAAGGCCCCGAGGGCCCAAGGGGGAAGAGCTACCGTGTGGAAATCGAGTCAACAAACGGCTTGGTATTCCGCCCGGGCTCCCAGTACACCCGCCTCATCGCACATGTCTATGACGATACGGGGGAAATCACCGACTCTGTTTCCCCCTCGAACCTGGAATGGATACGGAAGAGCCAATCCGAGGCCGGGGATGCCTCCTGGAACACAGCTCACGCCTCCGGGTACAAGGAAATCGATCTCACCCCTGCTGATTTCTACGGCAGGACATTTTTCAATTGCAATTACAAGGAGGTCCAATGATGTCAGTATTGGCAACTGGACAGATCACATTCATCGACTACAATGACGCCCTCTCCCTGACGGGGTTCATCAATTCCACCCATCCCAAGACCCAGGTCTACTCAAAGGACGGGGGAGGCACCTACTCGGCCAACTGGGTGAGTTCAAACAACCTGCTCACCCCCAACCTGTTTAAACAAGCGGCAGGTGCTGCAGGGATCGACCTGGTATCCCCCACCGGGGGCAACGGGGTGGGAATCACCAATGCAAAATGGACACTCAAGCTTTTCACCGACAGTCCTGTGGTGATCGCGGCAGGGGGTTCCAATGCTTCCTTCGGGTCCGTTTCCTCCTCTGCCCCGTACACCCTGACACTGAACAAGAATTGCATGAGCGAGGCAAAGCCATCCCTGGAATGCACCTTCAGTTGTACCTACACGGATCCCTCCACTGCCCTGTCCATCGACTTCAGGACCTCGGTTTCCTTCTCCCTGATGAAGTCCGGGGGAAAGGCTGTCTTTGTACAGGTATATGAGGATCATGGGATGTATGTGATCAGGAACGGGGCGGTTGCCTCCTCCTCCCTGCTGTTGAAGTTTGCAGTCTACCGAAACGGGGTGAAGGATACCGCGGTCACCGGATCGGCACAATGGAAATACCGCGACCCGGGCGGTAGCTGGGTCAACGACGGATCCGCGGTGTCACTCTCAGGATCCAATCCCGAGACTGCGGCGACAAAGACAATCGGGGCAGCCACAGTGGATGCAATCACGGGGTCCAGGACCTACCGCATCGAGTTCACCGACAACGACAGTGAAGCTGATGTGACCGGCACGGTGTATGCAACCGATGTCACCATCCTGGATCTCACCGACCCGTACCAACTGGAGTATACGGTTGACGGGGGGACCATCTTCAAGAACGGGGAAGGAACCAAGACAATCCATTTCCGCCTCTTCCAGAACGGGGTGGAGGTTGACCTGGTAAGCGGTGCCTACAAGCTCTACAGGCTCACCCTACATGACCAGAACGGGAACCTGACCTACTTCAAGTCCGCCTTCGACCTTTCAACCTCCATCAGCGGGGCGGTAGCAGCAGGGGCGACCTCACTTGTTGTTGCCTCTGCAGGGACAGGAGCCAAGGCAATCAAGGCAGGGGACCGCCTTGTCATCCAGCCCGGGGTGTCCGGCAAGGAGGAAATCGTACAGGTGGCGGCATCCTATGTATCAGGGACCACCATCCCGCTTGCAGCGGGGATGCAGTATGCACATTCGGCATCCGCTCCCATCAGGTCTGCAAACAAGAAATGCGGGCTGACCGATACGGCCAAGGTGGTCACCATCACAGGTGATGACATCTTCAACCTGGGATCGGTTGATGTGGAGGTGATAGGCTGATGAGATTGCTGGCAGCAACCACCATAACATTCACATCCCAAAGGGATCCCGTGACGGCAATGCTCTCAAGCGACCTGTTGCTGGTCCCCTGCGACTCCCAGGGAGGGCCGAGGATTCCCCTGGGATCCTCCCCTCTCACCAGCAGGATGACCATCGTCCAGGACGGGGTGATGCAGACGGGGTGGACCTTCTCAGTAGCCCTGCAAGGGGTGAGTGCAACTGTGGACACCACCGGTCTGGTATCCGTAACGGGCATCAGTGCCGACAACGGGGTTGTACAGGTAACCGCATCCAAGGAAGGCCATGCATCACTGGTGAAGGACCTGGTGGTGACAAAGGTGTACCAGGGGGAGATGGGGGAATCCATGAAGGCCCTGACCCTCTATGCATCCCAGTCCGTGATCAGTTATTCATCCAGGGGAGAACTCAATACCCAGGAGATCGAGATCACCTGCGTTCCCTCGAACCTTTCCCTGGAGGGGGCTGTCTGGACCGCCACGGATGAGGGAAGCCTTTCCCCCCTTGAGATTGCTGACGGGGTGTTCTCCCCAAACAAGCAGGTGCTCGATTGCTCCCTGGTCTCAGGTGATTCAACCCTGGTCACGGTGACCGTGGAAACCGGGGGACAGACCTATACAGGAATGGTGGGGATCACAAAGGTGGCGGAAGGGGCCCCGAAGCCCATGTACCTCAGTGCACTGCAGGAAGTCCCAACAATCACAGAGGAGGGTCCGCTTGTAGAAGGGGATTTCTTTCTCTATACAGGTCCTTACACCGGAGCGGGAAGTGATCCAGGGGATGTCGGTATCAACGCTCCCTATGCCTCCCCGAATGAATTCATCTGTGGGAGGATATACGAGTACAAGGGCAATTCCATCTGGGAGGAAAGCCGCAAGAGTGATCACCTCTCGGCTGCCCAGAAGGATGCACTACAGATTGCCAAGGATACCGGCACCTATATGTTCGTGGCAGTACTGGTAGCCCAGCTGGGCCTTTTCCAGGACCTGCTTATTGCGGCAATGCTCAGGAGTACGAATTACAGTGAGAATGCCGACGGGGAGCCTACAGCCGGGTTCATGCTGGATGGGATCAGGGGACTGATCAAGGTATTGGGCCTGGAAGCATATTCCGCTTTCATCTATGGTAACTTGGAAGCCAGCGGGTTCAGGACGCTGCAGGAGGAAGCCGGGACAACCATTGCTGTTACCACCATATCCCCCAGCCTGTGGAAATTCTCCGAGATGACAGACTTGCTCCCTGACCAGGATTCACTTGGGGCAATATCCGGTACCATAAACGGTTTCAGTTTCACAAAGGCAACCAGGAGGACGAATGCACGAATCCTTCTTGCAAGCCACGGATATGAGCATGAGGACATTACAGCCGGGGAAGGTCATCACTTTACTGAGCTGAGTCCTTCTCCTCTTTTTGGAAGCTCTTTCTTTGTGGAATACAGTGGGTACTATGATGGATATTCCTCAGTTCGGGGATACATGCTGAAGAACAGCAACTACCCGATGGATTCTGTTTCCCAGAGTTTGTCCACCAGTTACAAGGTGGCAAAGACATACAGCATCCCCGCTGTTCCGCCTTATATTGCATATGTCTACCATACCTCCCAGGCACTCTGGGGGACCAAGGGCTCCTATGTCAATTATCACAGGATATGGACGAATCAAGCCTTCTCAGGGCTGGTATTGGTCAATGGGGATGATTCCTATCACACTGTCGCATTCGAACCAAATGCATATTACAAGAATTCCAAAACCTGGCAGATAGGCTCAGTAACACAGGCGAACAAGGACAACTATTGCTCAGGTACGGATTTCTACAACCTGTTCTCAGCCTTGTCCGTCGGATCTGATGGTTTCTGTGACGGGGGACAGGTCAACATCAACGGTACCCTCTACAACGTGACCAGGCTCATCAAGAATGCAAATTCTATCACCCTCCACACGTCGTCGGGAATCATCTCGGTTACAAAGTTCCAGGAAGGTTCCGCTGTCGGGGTGTACACCCAACTTGCAGTAACCCAGGCAATAAAATTCCAGGCAATAGCTGGGGGCATCGAGGTAAAGCACATCTTCCCCTGGGGAAGCCAGTCAGGCAGTCCTGGCAACTATGACATCGGGACCAGCAACGAACGGTTTAGCTCTGGATATTTCAGGTATCTGGACGTACTGAACCAGATAAACGGGAAATATATCTCAGGAAGTGCCAGCAACGGATACAAGAATTTCATTCCAACTGTTGGTTCAGACGGGGTTATGGAAGTCGGAAAATATATGGACTGGCATATGCCTGGTTCCAACAATGACTATGACCAACGTATAGAGTCTCTGTCAGACAGGCTGAGGTTTCAAAATATCGAGGTAATAGGTTCTGAGGGGTTCAGGAGTGCTGGGAACAGGCAGTGGGGGAGTTTTGGTGGAGGAGTAACAACAAGTACATCATTCACTAAAGTAGGAAATACCTTGCGTTTTAAGAAAGGTGGTGTATTTACCTTCTATTTCGGGTTAGCTGCACAAAATCCTTCAAAAATTGTGTATGCACGAATTTATAAAAACGGAGTGGGTTTCGGCACTCAACGAGGGACTAAAAATGGATCATATGTGTATTACTCAGAAAATCTAACGATTTCTGGAGGAGATATTATTTCCATTTATGCTCGGACTACCTTTTCCTATACAGGCTATGGAGCAGATGTGACAGCCGTCCGCGTATCTCAGAACGAAGAGGGTAATGAAGTATGAGTTATTGGAAAACAGGTAAAGATGTATACATTGGGGATCCTTTTGGTGAGGCTGTGGAACTTAACCAAGAGGAGTTCGAGATTCTTTCACTGGAAAATGCCATCAGAACAGAAAGAGCCAGAAGAGACTCCCTTTTGCTGGCAGTTGTTGATGCAATGAATCCCATGAGATGGGAACTGCTTTCAGATGTTGAGAAGCAGGCCTGGAGGGATTACCGACAAGCACTCCTGGATGTTCCCCAACAACCGGGATTCCCCAAGGAGATTGATTGGCCGGTTGCTCCTGAGAGAACAGGAGGTGAGAATGAGTGATCTTATATGGGTGGCAATCATCACAGGCAGCGTTACCCTGGCCAATGCCTTACTCTCCCGCAGGTGGAGGAAGGATGACGAGTTGGTAAAACTGCGCTCAGCAATTGCCAGTCTCTTCCGCCAGGTAAACAGGATCGCGACAGGGATGGACATCGCACTCAAGAACGACCAGGTTATCTTCGATGCCTTTCGGAAAAACTCAATCAACGGGGAGAGCGAGGAACAGGACCGGATAATGGAAGATTACTTTCGTGAATGTGCCGTAGCCGGGTTCAAGACCGACAAGGAGGACAGTTGATTATGGGATGGAAAGAAATAGTGGGCATTCTCATTGCTTTGGTCGTAGTCATCGGTTTCGGGATGGAATCCTACAAGAAAAGCTTGCGCTCCGACCAGGCGGGGAAGAAAGAGATCATCACGGTGGCAGCCTTGCTTTCCCTGATCCTGACGGCTTCCTTCTCCTATGGTCTCTCCTTTCCAGGGTTGCCCTGGACGTTCCCTGGATATGCAACCGGGGTGTTCCTTGTACAGTGGTTCATCGACCAGAAAGCAATCAAGAGGATATGCAAGGCCATGGGACTCTTTGGAAAGGCTAAGCTGCGTGAACATGGGGTGAAGGACAAGGATATGGAGGTATTTGATGAATAG